AGAGCGCGCCGCGCTCGAGTCCTTTGCAAGCGCAGAGTCCCAGTGCCGAGACACTAACACCTTATTCAGGAAGTGGGCTCAAGGGGGTTTACAATTCCCCCGAGACGTCGACAATGTACTTCACATTGCCGTACGAAAAATCGCTCTACTCCTGGGTGAAGTGCCAGATATTTCGGACCTGCGACTGCGATTTGGGCCCGGTGCTACCACCCAAGTCCAAAAAAGAAGAGCTGCCCCAGCTATAAAACTGGGTCAGCCATTTGCGTGTAGCGGAGAGCTCTCTCGGACAGTTAATCTTGTCCTCGAGGAGATGCCTGCCCTCGTTCCTTTTACGGAACTTGAGACATGCACGGTAACCGTCGAAATTCACGCGGGTATCGTCTCCTTTGTCGCGAAGGACTACAAGACGTTTCGGACAATAAGTGTCGAACCGTGGCTGAACAGCATGCTTCAGCTCGGTATAGGCGACTATATGTCATCGCGTCTCCGTAGGGTAGGGATCGACATCACTGACCAAACGCGCAATCAGAAACTTGCGCGTGAAGGTAGCATAACTGGAAAGTTAGCTACCGTCGATCTCTCGTCTGCCTCTGATACTATTGCGACTGAGTTAGTCGCGCACCTTCTGCCTCATGACTGGTACATGTTCCTCGGTTCTCTGAGGACTGGCACAGTTGTGATGCCGTCAGGTGAGAGGCTGAACCTTGAGAAGTTTTCGACAATGGGGAATGGATTTACATTCCCTCTAGAAACCCTGATATTCTGGGCTCTAGCAGCTGCTGTTACGCAGCTCACGTCCCCCGGCTCCGATGTTAGCGTATACGGCGACGACATAATTGTCTCCGTGGATGCTTACCCGTTGCTAGTGAGGACGCTTCATGTTTGCGGATTTACCGTAAACAAGAAGAAGTCGTTTGCTTCAGGTCCCTTCCGTGAGTCTTGCGGGAAGGACTACTTACGCGGCATCCTCATCCGACCGGTCTATGTTAAAGACCGGCTTAGTGTGCTCGACGTCATCCGTCTCAGGAACTTCTTCTGGGACGCACTTGAGCACGACGTTTGCACTTTCTTCGAGCAGTTGCTGCCCGAAGAGGTGCGCCTCTATGGTCCTGCGTACGCTGGGAATGGCCACTTCTGGGTCGATGACCCTTTAGAATGGCTTACTCCTCATCGGAAACAGGACGGCTATGGAGGTTACGTCTACGAGACTTGGGCTCCTGGTAACAGGAAACTCAAGACAAGGGCATACGGCACAAGATTCTTGCCGCATTACAGCATCTACACGCGAGAGCGTGTCGATGCAGTCTGCCCCC